CCATTATATTACGAGTACATGCTTGACAGACCTTCAACATCCACTGTATAATCGCTTTGTCAGCATTGGAGTTCATTAAACATCAATCTATGAAAAAGAAATTTGTTTCTCTTGTTCCTTTGAGTTCAGCAGCAAAGTTTCGATTTGCTACTGAGATGGATCATTTTCATGCGTGTATGGTTTTGGGAGAAACTGATGACATGTTTGATTTGATTTCTTTGAATGGTCAGTATCTGACCAAAGTTCCTAAGAAAGGAAACTCCCACTGGCAAGTTGTTAAATAGTTTTACATTAGAATATTCTAACTATGAAAGATCAGTACACCATTGACGATGGCGAATCTAAACAAGAAAAATGGAATAGGGGACTTGACATTTTTATTGAATCTGTAATGAAACCAGATCCTGCATTAAGGCAATGTGCTCACAATCAAAAATGCTATCACGAGTTAATGGATGTACGTCAAAACGTATTAGAATATCTAAGAACACTTAGATGGCAATAATATGAACTATAAACCATATAGTCTTGAATGGCACCGATATAGATACTTAAAGGAAGCGATTGACAAGTATCTTGACGATTATGTTGATCCTAGTATCATCATGGATGATATTAAGGATATACTAAACATTCGTTCGGAGATTGCTTATCAAGAGTTTACGAGAATCAATCAACTAGAGCACTATCTATCGGAAGGATAACATGCTATCTACTCAATATAGACTTCGTTTGGAGTTTATCTGCAAATGTATTATCAATCAAGAAGAAGTACAACTTGAAGATATTATATGGGCAGAAAAACTTGCTAAAGCAAATACCACTGCAAGAGAGTGGTTGAATAAAGCAAGGAGAAAAGCAGCAAATCCAGATATGGTTGATGGTGGTTTAGATGATTTTATGAATCGTATGGGATTAGGAGATCCCGATCCATCTAATCATAAAACAGGGTTTACAAGTGTTGATGAGATTGTGGATTGGTTCAAACAAGACAAACCTGATGATTGGTTGACTCGCGATTGATGGTGGGCAGCAACAGTAAGTCTTGTGGTAGATATCAAGTTAATATGTGTAACAATTATGTTGGAACTTATAACACAGTAGATGAGGCAGTTATCGCCAGAGATAAGTATAGAAAAAAATTGCAGGAGGCAACGTGACTAAAACCGCAGTAATCTATTCAAATGGCAGTCAAGAGTGTGAGCGTATGTCAGCATTATTGAAATCACTAGGTGGTGAGTTTCATGAATACCTTCTAGATTGTGATTTCAGTCAACGTCAGTTTCGGATGGAATTTGGGGATGAAGCAACATACCCACAGGTTGCGATAGGTGACAAACATATTGGAAATATGAATGAATCCCTTAAATATATGAAGAATATGGGATTTATTTAATGAATACCTACGACTCAACACTTTTAATAATCTTTTGTATTATTGGATATATTATAGTAGTTGATAAAAACGCTGCACAATACTTTATTCTTTTAACAAGGGTTATTACGTTAAATGTTGAGAGATGGTATTGGATAATACGGTTGCATCCTAAAAACTTTGTAACAACCTGGATAAACAACCGAAAGTATGATAAGATTGCAAGGCAAATCTACAAAGAGTTTCAAGACCGCAGTGATCAGTGACAGCATTTACAAACTTGCCATTGAAGTTGCAAAATCGTCTCCATCAAAAAAGCAAGTTGGTGCTATCTTACTAAACAAAAGTAAGGTAGTTGCTTCTGCTACTAATCTAGAAACAAAATCGCATCCGCTACAGGCAAGATTTGCTAAACGTGCAGGACTCAAAGAAAAGATTTATCTCCATGCAGAAATCTCAGCACTTGTCAAATGTAGAGAAGAATGTGATACTATTATCGTTGCAAGGGTGAATCCCCAGAATAAACTTCGTATGGCACGTCCATGTCCAATCTGTGAACTGGCGCTAAAAGAAGCGGGGATTACAAAAATCCACTATACTACAAATCAAGGTTTTCTTTACGAGTTTCAATGATGGACAAAACTTACCGCGATCAGAAGAAACAACGTCTTAGTGACGTTGTTTTTGATTATCTTTCCGATGAAGAAACAATGACAGTATTTTTATCGGATTTGAAAGAAATAGTAAAAAGTACTTTTGATTATCACAAAACTTATTCAAACGGATGTAAAAAAGTTTTAGATGAACTTTCTATGAAGAGTCAGCACTCTAAGTATTATTATGATGTAGACCTTAATCGAAATATTAATACTGCTAGTAAAAAGGATTGGGATGATTTTTGGGAAGGTTGGTAATGACAAAAGACAAATGGAATGTTGGTGAGTATAATAATCTACATGACATGATCACCAAGTTAGAACAAAGAGTAAGTCAGTTAGAAACTGAAAATGTAGGAACTACAAACACACTTTACGAAATCTTAAACACTTTAGACGAAATCAAATGGCACTATCAAAATCAGTAGAAGACAGTTTGAAAGAAGCGGAGGGCAATCTTCGCAATGCTCTAGCATATGCTGCCAGACAAGAAAGACCTCTTATTTGTAATGGTATCTCTAAACTTATTATGGACATTAACAAAATTACTTCTTTTGATGAACTACTAGATAATATTGATCAATCTTTTCAGATTGACAAATAAACTATAAACAAGTAAACTCACGGAGTAACCTAAAAAAGAAATGAAGTATCTTTACGTTTTCGATCATTTTGTCCCATTCCCTTCTTCTGAATATGGCGGAATCTGGAATGTAGTCGCTTCAGATAATGAAGAATGTTTTGATTTGATTGTAGATTTTGATGCCGATAATAATGTCGAATATTACTCTAATCTACGACAAAATATCATGAAAGCAACTGTACTTCCTCTTGCTGAAGATTGTGAATCTTCAGTAATCGCTGAGTTTACAACATGAAGTTTGCATTATGACTTTGATAAAATCAAAGTTTTAAAAGATAGTGATAAATAATAAAAAAATACTACTACTACTACTAAAATGGCAAGACTAATGGCAAAACTTGGACTAGGCGTCTCAGAAGCGAGTTTTAACAATCCAGAACATGTTGAAGATAGACAACCAACAGTAACTTCTATTGCAGTTGATGTTCCAGAAGCATCTGAAGATGATTCACTTACTTCTGTTGTTCTTGATACTGATAAATGATTAAAAAACGAGTTCAACCAGAATCTCCAACAAAACCATTTCATGACATATTTCCTTATGGTCTAAGTTGGACCACAAAAGAGGGAAAGAAAGAACTTGAACACTTTGCTTATTTTCCATATGATGACTACAGATCGAGATACATGCAACGATTTAAACTTGAAGGAGGTAGAAAGTTCAAGCGATTCAAAACACAACCTAGAGGATTATGGCAGATCCAAAAACAGAATTAAATGAATCTTTATGCTGTATTGCATTGCGTTATATTGATACTTATCCAACAAATAGTGTAGATGATTTTTTGGATATGATAACTGACGATTCTGGCAAAACTCCAACAGAATTTACTGAATCTTTAAAAAACATTGAAATAGGGTCTGGAAACTTTAGAAGACATTCCACATATAGATCTGCATATGGGCAAAAGGATAAAAAAGGTGATTTAAAATATAAAATGTGGATTAAAGGATCATTTTATAGTGCTCAAGCAATAAGAAAAAAGTTGAATGTCGTTTTAAGTCAATATATTATATCAAGACCAGACAAAGAAGAAAATAATAAAGCATTTGTAATTAAAGAAAAATGTGCATCTGCAATTAAAAACTGGGCAAAAGTTTTTAATCGCAGTGATGTTGCAAAAGCACAAAATTGGTCCCCTGGAATTCTAGCAAATCTAAATTCTGATAAGATTAATATTGCAGACATTATGTTGATTCATAAAAATGCAGAAATTTATGATGAACTTGATGAAATTCAAAAAATAACAAATGATATAAAATGGAAAGATATTAGTAATAATCCTTCATTAATTAAAAAATTACTAACACCAAAAAAATATAATGAATACATGAATAGAGCATGGTTGATAAAAGATATATTCAATATTTCATTGAAACAAGTATTGTCTGAAAATTTTCCTTTAAAATTGATAAACTTAGATAGAAACTCTGCTAAAGAATATGATAGTGATGTTGATGAGTTTCAATTTTTATTAACTTCCTTAGTTGGTGCTGCTAAATCTGGTTCTCTTTCTGATTTTGAGAACTTTATTAAAAAAACTATTGATTTAAAACCAGTTATATTTTCTGCCAACGATAGATTGGAAGTTAAGTATAAATTAAATATCAAAAATCTTAACTTTAATGAAGTCAAGTCGTATGATTATACAATGTGGACTAATTTTGGTCGGGGTCAACATTCTGTTTATTTTTCTCAAGCAGGTAGTGGATCTGCGTCTGGAGAGGGAGGAATAACACTTACATATTTTAAAGATTTGGTTAAAGACATTCCAAAATTAAGAACCTTTCTAACATATATGAAACTAAAGAGAAAGGAATATTTTGATGCAGCATGTAAAAAGTATGGTGTAAATTTTAGTGACTCTAAACTGGGAGATTCTTCACTATCAGATGTAAAATATAATTCTACTCTTTATACATCAAATGATTTTAAAAAGTTAGTTCATGTTTTATTGACTGATACAAGTTATGAAAAAATAGATGATGTAATTACACCTGTCAGATATAAAAAGATTGTAGGACAAATAGTTATTGATAATTTTATAGGAACAGAAGGTAGGGGAGAGAAAAAAAGAAATATCATAAAGCAAATTTCAATCCCATTGCACAATAAATCTTTAGAAAGAGTTAAATGCTTGGAAGATTTTTTCTCATCATATGTTAATTTCTTATCAAATAATAATAATTCGATGGGGACATATTTTGGTGTTTCTGAATCATATAAGAAAGCTTTAAAATCTAATACTAAAAGAATGGAAGAAGCATATGGTAAAAAATACAATGATCTTATCTTAGAAAGATTGGTAACAAAAATAGTTAAGGAAGAAGAAAAGAAGAATAAAACAAATCGTAATATGTTATTCTTCACAAAGGAAGGTAAAATATCTGAACAAAAGATAAAACAACAACTAAAAAATAATAGAGAGCTTGCTGCTGCATATGAAGCAAGATTCAAATTATTAGATAGGGAGATGAAGAAGTTTGCATCAGAAGCTTTAAAATATAAAAAGTCAGAAAATAAACACATTGAAGAGAGTTTTAAAAAATCATTTGCACTTCTTGCAAATGCAGAATTTGGATATATGTATTCAGAATATGCTGATAAAATTAATGAATTGGTGAAAAAACAAGTATTATTGTCATTATATGCTGCTGCAAGTGGTAGAGGATATATTATATTTGAAGGCAAAAAATTTGAAATGGAAGATTACTTTGATAAAGATGTAAAATCTGCTCCTTATCTTAAAGTTGGCATGTGACGCATATTAAACTGTCCACTCCAAACAGAATTTCTGCAAAAATCTGCTACAATAAATTTTTATTCATCTAATAATCATGATTAAAGATTTCAAAGTTGATCTTGATGAAAGAGAAATCAACACTATTTTGTATGCTCTGAGTTGTCTTTCGGAATCAACGCAAGAATGGACTGCATCAAATGATAAGTATTCATACTCTGTTTGGTTGAAGGAAAAGTTTGAAGAGATTATTGCAGATTGATAATTTCAAAACTGGCACATGTACCTTGACTTTCTGGTCAGGGTGCTTTATATTATATTCATCAACACGGAAACCACTTGACCATCTCCCTTCGTCCCCACCAACAACGTGCTCTGGATGCCTTGCTGGAACATGTCAAGGGTCAAGTAGTCATTCCTACTGGAGGCGGCAAGACCCTTGTGACCATCATGGATGCAAAAAGGCAATTTGATAATGCCGATGCACCTAAAACTATTGTTGTAGTTGTTGCTCCGCGTATTCTACTTGCAGAGCAACTTTGTTCTGAGTTCCTTGAGCATATTGATAATGTTGCTGTAATGCACGTTCACAGTGGTGATACTAAGCATTTCAGCAGCACCAAACCTAACATCATTCACAACTGGTCTGCAAGAGCATACAGTAAGCAACTGATCTTTACCACATATCATTCCCTGCATCGTATTAAAGAAGCAGGTCTAAATGTTCACACTATTCATTTTGATGAAAGTCACAACTCAGTCCAGAAAAGTTTCTTTCCTGCCACAGAGTATTTCTCTGCTAATGCTAACCGCTGCTATTTCCACACTGCTACTCCCGTTCATTCTGCGGTTGCTAACAAACCTGGAATGAACGATGGTGAAGTTTATGGTGATGTAATCTGCAAAGTTCCTGCACCCGAACTTGTTAGTGGTGGTTTTATTGTTCCTCCCAAGGTATCTGTAAGGCAGATTGATATTGCTTGCTCTAACGCCTTTGAGAGGGACTGTAAGCACCTTCT